ACTACTCTTGTTTATTTTACAAGTTAAGGATTAAAAAATGGCACTCACAGAAAAACAAGAAATTGATAAAATTGAAATAGTTGAACATGGAATTGTTCAAGTTCGCCAAGCTACTATTATTGAGCGTGATGGTGACTTTGTATCAAGAACATTTCATCGTTGGGTATTAACTCCTGATATGGACATTAGCGGTCAAGAGCAGAAAGTGCAAGATATTTGCAATGCCGCATGGACTGATGAAGTTAAAGCCGCATACGAAACATTTAAAGCAGAACAAGAAACAGGGTTTATTAAATGATTACCTATACATGGTCAATTTTAGAAATATTTGGGGATCAGACGATTTCCAAAGTTCGCTATACATTGAAAGCGCAAGATGAAACCAATATGGTTCAAACTGAAGGCTACCATGAATATTCTGAAGGATTGGTTAGTAAACCTTTATCAGAAATCAAAGAGCAAGATTTAATTGGCTGGCTTGTATCTGATACTACCCAAGAAGGCGCAAACCCTATAAAATTAAACCTAGAAAACCAATTAAATTCATTAAAAATCAATCAAAAAATTGAATTTCCTTGGGAAAACAACACTTTTACCGTGGAATAAATTATGCCCAAGCCAATTGACATTATTACTGGTTCTTTAAAAGACATTGGTGCATTGGCGGCTGGGGAAGCACCTACCAATGATGCGGCGCAAGATGCCCTAGAAATGTTAAATCTGATTGTTGACCAATGGTCTAACGAAAACATGATGGTTTTTAACATTCAAGAAATTATTTGGAACGTTATTCCAGGTCAAGTTCAATACACAATTGGACCAAACCATACAACTGCCAACTTTATTGGTGCCCAATATACCGGTTCAATTACTGGGAACGTATTAACTGTTACGGCTATTAGTAGTGGCGCAGTAGTGGTTAACCAGTATTTAAGCGGATCAGGCATTACTGATGGAACAAAAATCATTTCTACGTTAACTGGTGCTGGCGGTAACGTTAACGAAGTTGGTACCTATTTATTAAATATAACTTATGCCAGCCCAGTAGCTTCCCAATTAATCCAAGCTTATTACGCCAAGCCGCTAAACATTAATTCGGCTTATGTCAGAGTTAATACTAATTCAAGTAGCCAAAGCCCCATATTAACTGGTGGTATTGACTATCCAGTAGCTTGTATTGCCCTTGAAAACTACAATTCTATTGGCCTTAAAACGCTAAATGGACCGTGGCCAAAAGCGCTTTATTTCAATGCAAATGAAGATTCAGGCAATGTTTTCTTATGGCCAAGCCCATCCCAAGGCGAAGTTCATATGTTTGCTGAAACATTATTCAGAAACTATGATTCGCTTTATGACGATGCAACATTACCACAAGGTTACACGGCGGCTTTACGTTGGTGCCTTGCAGAACGTTTAATGCCTATGTATGGCAAAACAAATCCAGTATTGTTAGCCCAAATTGGGGCTTTTGCCGCACAAGCTAAAGCTACGTTGAAATCAACCAATATGGCACCAATGCGTGTTTCACGCTATTCAGATGCCTTATTAATGAGCAGAGCAAAAGATGCTGGATGGATTCTTACTGGCGGTTTTAATAATTAAGGTCAAATATGCCTGATTTTGGATTTGTTGGCCCATCGTATGAAGCCCCGTCCATCTACCAAGATGCCCAGGAATGTATCAACTTTCGCCCTGAAATTGACCCATTAAAACAACCTGGCATGAATGGGGTAGTGGCTTTATACCCAACTCCAGGGCTTACTAATAAAGTCACTTTATTTAATGCCGCAGAAGTGCGTGGTATGCGTACTGTTAGCGGTGGTAGTTATTGCGTTGCAGTATGCGGTCAATATGTTTATGTATTAAGTTCTACATTTACACCTACTTTAATTGGCACTTTAAACACTTCCAGCGGTATTGTAGGTATTACTGATAATGGCCTTAATGTTTACATTGTGGATGGTCAATATCGTTACACATGGCGTATTTCTAACCCATCGGCCGCCCAGTTTATTGGTTCTACTTCAGGGTTTACATTAACTGTAAATTCCATGAAATCCGGCACTTTAGCCGTTGGACAACAATTATTTGGTGTAGGCGTTACTTCTGAAACCGTGATTACTGCTTTAGGAAGCGGTACTGGTGGAACAGGAACATACACTATTAATTTAAGTCAAACTGTTACATCGCAAACATTAAATACTGCGGCCGTAGCGGCTAGGGTAACGGGATCAATTTCCGGCACCGTATTAACCGCAACTGCGGTCACTAGCGGAACTTTATACCCAGGACAAACTATTCAAGGAACTGGCGTAACCGCTGGAACTATTATTACGGCTTTAGGCGGTTCTGCCGCATTGTCTTTTGCCATTACTACTGGTGGTTCAGGATATGCCGTAGGTGACACTATTACGGTCACAGGCGGTGTTTATAGTCAGCAAGCCACCTACACAGTATCAACCGTAGCGGCTGGCGTAGTAACTGGTTTAACTACTGTAAACAATGGTGTTTATACAGTTGTTCCAGGAACGCCATCCCAAACAACTACTAGCGGTAATGGTACAGGGTTAACCCTTACATTAACGTTTGGTACAGGCACAGGGGGCACAGGAAGCTATGTTGTCAGCACTTCACAAACTGTTGCATCAACTTCACTTTATGCACTTAACTTTAGCGTTATGCCATCTAATGATGGCCCTTTTACCGGGGCTGATGTTGTTGATGTGGTGGATAACTACTTTGTATATAACAGACCAAATACACAACAATTTGGCGCTTCTTCCCCTTTATCCCCTATTTCACCATCATTAAGCTTTAGTTCAAAAGATGGCGCACCGGATAACTTGGTTTCACTTATTGTGGATCACCGGGAATTGTATTTATTAGGTGAAGTATCTAGCGAAGTATGGATAGATAGCGGATTATTTCCTTTTGCTTTTCAACGTATTCCAGGTACATCCACCCAGCACGGTATTGCCGCTAAATTTAGCGTTTCAAGGGTAGGCAATTCGTTTGCTTATGTAAGCCGCAATATTCGCGGCCAAGCCCAAATAATGATGATGAATGGCTATATGCCAACCCGTATTAGCACCCATGCCGTAGAAAATACATTAGTTGATCAATATATTAATGATGCAAGGGCTTGGACTTATCAATTAGAAGGCCATGAAGTGTACGTAGTAAGCTTTCCAACCCTAGATTTAACTTGGGCTTTTGATATAACTACTGGTATGTGGCATAAATGGCTTTGGATAGATAATCAAAACGTATTTCATCGGCACCGTGGCAATTGTCATGCAAGCTTTCAAGGGTTAAATCTTGTTGGCGATCATACAAATGGTCAAATTTATCAATTAGACCCAAATAATTACACCGATAGTGGCGATGAAATTAGAAGGGTTCGCCGTGCGCCCCATTTAATTAGTGATTATCAACGTCAATATTTTTCTGAATTACAAATCCATTTCCAACCTGGCATTGGTTTACCGGACGGTTCTGCCCCACAAGCTATGTTGCGTTGGTCAGACGATGGCGGTTCTACTTACTCTAATGAGCATTGGACTAGCATTGGCGTACAAGGCGCATATAAAAACCGTGCTATTTGGCGTAGATTAGGGCAATCCCGTGACCGTATATTTGAAGTAGTAGTAACTGATCCAATCAATGCCGTAATTACTGCGGCCAATCTTAAAGCGGAAGCTGGGGATAACTAATGGCAACTTCATCCGGAAACCAAGGTGGAATTTGGACTAATACCCAAAATAACCCTTATCCCCAATCCCCATTATTAGATGAACAAACTAAACGCCCAACTAGGGCATGGCAACAATTTTTTCTTGGAATACTAAACTTTACTTCAGCTACTACGGCTACCAAAGGTACGGCTACGCTACCAGCTAATCCAGTAGGGTTTATTAATATTACAGTTAACGGTCAACCCTTTAAAGTGCCTTATTACAACCCATGAATCTTACAAATATTGACAATTCTTTGCAAAAAGTGCAATTTCGCCAAGATATTTTGACCGTGCAAAACGGCATTAATAAAATGATTGAAGATGGCGTTATTGAATCAACTTTAGAAGATTGCACAGTCAAACATTATTTTTCGCCAAAAGATGATAAATATGGATGTTGCACTTATGCTAGGGAAATGTTAATTCCCAAAGGAACGCTAATTATCGGTAAAATACATAGGCATCAACATCTTAATATTATTTCAAAAGGAAAAGTAATTGTTTTTACCGAATTTGGTGAAAAACACCTTGAAGGTCCAGTTACTTTTGTTTCTGAAATAGGATTAAAACGTTCAGTTTATGCAATAGAAGATACTTTGTGGACAACTATCCATTTAACGCAATTTGTTGGTGAAGAAAATTTAAGCAACATTGAAGAAGAAGTAATAGCCCCTGATTATGAACAAATGGGTTTAATAGCTTCAGTAAATGAATTGCCTAAAATTGAAAATGAAGGAGTATAGATTATGACCTGGGGAATGACTGCCGTTGCTGGTGCAACACTTGTAGGTGGCTATTTAACTAGCCAAGCCGCTGGAAATGCCGCCGGTCAATACGCTAATGCCGCAAATCAAGGAATTCAATACAATAAAGAAATGTATGACAAAACTCTTGGTCAAAATCAAGCATACATGGATGTAGGCAAAAAAGGTGCAAATATTTATGGTCAATTAGCCGATAGCGGATATTTGACCAACCAACCATCAATGAACGATTTAACCCGTTTAATGCCTAATTATGAATTTGGATTAAGACAAGGCCAAGGACAATTAAATTCACAAATTAATGCCGCCGGTGGATTAGTAAGTGGAAATGCTATTCAAGGTGGTCAACAATTTGCCCAAGGATATGCTGGAAATGCTTTAAATGATGCTTTCAATCAATATCAAGTTAACCGTTCAAACGTAGTAAGCAATGTAAATGCTTTAACTGGAGTTGGTCAACAAGCCAATCAAACCGTAGCCAATGCGGCCGCTGGTACTTCTGCAAACGTTGGAAATGCTCTTTCAAACATTGGTAATGCACAAGCTTCAGGAACTATGGGCCAAGCTAATGCCTATGCAAGCGGCTTGAATAATATTAGTAACTATGCAATGTTGTATGGTTTGAGCAAAAGAGCATAAGGAAAGATTATGGCCGGACAATTTACCGCAGATTTAAATCCTAAAAGTAATTCTATGTCACTTGGTGACATGATGAAGATTGGCTTATATTCGGCTGAAACTGAAATCGCCAATAGAAAAGCACAAATTGCGGCAGAACAACAAAAAGAAATGCCATTAATTCAAAGTGTAATGGCTGATCCTGAAAACAAGCTTGCTGATGGTTCTTTTGATATTAAAAAAATTACACAAATTTTGCCAGCAATTGCCCCAATTTCTGGAACTGAATATGCTACAAAAATAGTCAATATGACTAAAAACCATATTGATGCTTCTAAAGCTTTGAATGAAGCAAGTCAACAAGAACGTGCAATTATTGGTGGTGTTTATGGTGCCCATGCGGCCGCTGGAACTCAAGACCCTAATGCAGTTATTGCATCATTAAATACTTTAAGAGCAGAAAATCCTAATTTAGATAGATTAGTAAGTTTAAAAATTAATGCGTTAAAACAAATACAAGGTGGCCCCGAATTTAACAAAAAACTTTACCAAGCTAGAAATGAAACATTAACGCCAACTCAAGTTATTGATCAATTTGCACCTAAAGCTGGTACTGCAACTGTTGGAAATGCGTTATATGGAACTGTTACACAACCTTCAGTTCTTGGCGAAAAGCCTACTGTTTCTACTGCACCATTAGGTGGTGGCGAAGGTACTGTAACGCCTACCGCACCACCACAAACAAAAGCATTGCCTAAACTGGTTCAAGAAGATGTAACTATGAATTATGCTGGCCCAGCTAATCCATTAAATCTTAATAAGTTTCAAGAAGAATCTTATGCCAAAGGCAAAACAAATGTTGCCGAAGCCAATATGGCCGTTAAATCTGTTAAAGATTTGCAATTGGCCGTGGACAAAGTTGAACAATATATGGGTAGTGCAAGTGGTGCTAAAGCTTATCAAATGATTCAATCCGGCGGTAAATATGTATTTGGCAATTCTGATTTAGATGCTTTAGTTAAAAACATTGCCCAAGTTCAAGCTAGAAATGCCGCAGTTATGGGATTAGATAAAACTGATTCTTCCCGTGAACTTAACGCCAAACTTTCAGGTAGCGAAAAGATTGATGAAAAAGCACTTGCTGGTGTTATGCAACAAGTTAAAGCAGAAGCTAAAGCGGCAGAACTTTATACCCAAGGTGTCAATAAATTTGTTGAAAAACGTGGTGATGTTAATGGCTACATACAACAACAAAAATTCCAAAACAAATGGGCAGAACATTACGATCCACGTATTTTCCAAGTTGATGGAATTGCTGAATCTAAAGCACCTGAAGCCGAAAAACAAGCAAAAATTGACCAAATTACTGGCCGCATGAGTGAATCTCAATTTAAAAAATATAAAGAAGATGCAGTCATTATTCACAGATTAGCTAAAGGTTTATATCAATAATGGCTGATACTACTTATGATGAGGAATTAAACCTTGTTCCAGGGCTTAAATACCTGAAGAATAAGTTCGTTAGCGTTGTTGGCGCACCAAAAGAATTTGATAATGCGCCAGCTATCCCATTGCCTAAAATTGATTTAGAACGTTTAGACCCACAATTAAAAGAACGTATTGATATGGCCAGCCGGGATTGGCTTGCTAATAAAGAATTAAATCCTAAAGGCGAACCATTTCCTATTACTAGCGGTTTTCGTGAAACTCCACAACAAGCAACATTATTTGCTAATAAAGCATCAAATCCTAATTTAGTGGCACCACCTGGTTTTAGTAATCATGAAAAAGGATTGGGAGTTGATATTCTTCCCCATGTTCCTGATACTTTTTTAGCTACTTATGGATTACATCGGCCGCATGGAAAAAAAGACCCAGTTCACGTAGAAATTAATCCTAATATTGATTTTCAACCTGAAATAAATGCGTTAGAAGAAGATTTGGGTATTCCTGGCATGAAATATACAAGCCGTCAAGGTGTTTATGTGCCAACTACTAAAGAAGCTATTAGTGGTCAGTTTGAAGGGCTTAAAAACGATTTAACTAGTTCTGATTACTACACAAATACATTACCTAAACAAGCCGCCGCATTAGCAGACGTTGCTTATGGTGCGGTACCAGCCGCCGTTAAATTTGTAGGCGAACCGTTTGCCAAACTGATTGATAAGTTAGGCGATACAAAGATAGCAACTGAAGCACTTGATAAAGTAACCCAGTTTGCTGACCGCCCTATTGGTAAAGCTTTTGGAATTACTAATGATCCAGCATACAACGCCGAAGCGGCCAATCGCATGATGGATTACATTGGCAAAAACATGGATAAAGGTGCTGATTATCTTGCCAAAGAAACTGGATTGCCAAAATCTGATGTATCTTGGTTTATGAACGCCGCTTTGATTGGTGCTACACCTTATGCTATGCGTGGCGGTAAAAAAGCATATGAAACTGGTGCAGAAGTTTTGCCTAAAGTTGGCGAACAAATTCAAACTCAATATGAAAATGTTAAAGCTAAATTACCTAAACTTGGTATGGAAGAAAATCCAAATTTACGTAATGTTGGTTCCGCAGAAGTTTCTAAAGTTCAACAAAGAATAAATAATGCCCGTTCTTTATTAGAACCAATTGATTTGCCACGTGACATTGCAACACGGGATTTTGCAGATATTCGTTATGCCCGTGAAAAAGCTAAAGAACCTGAAATCGGTGCCCCATTACGTCAAAATTACGCCAAAATTAATGAACAAGTTATACGCAATTTTGACCGTGAAATTATGGAAACTGGCGCTTTAGAAACAGGAATTGAACGTGGCGAACTTGGCCAAAGATTAAGTGATGTAGTTGGAGCCGTCAAAAAAGAACGTTATGACAAAGTTCAACAAGCTTATACGGCCGCTGATACTGCTGGTGAAACATTGCAACAAGTTCCCTATAAATCTATTACTGATTACATAACAGACAAACGCCCTACTGTTGTAGAACAAAATCCTATTTTGAAACAAGTAAAAGAAGAATTAGAACACAATGATCCAAATAAAACTGGTTCTATTAGCTTGCGCCAAATGGAAGATATTCGCCAATTAATTAATTCCGAAGTTGAACCTGGCACTTCTAATGGTTTTCATGGCAAAAAAATTAGAGAAGATATTGATAAAATTACTAACGGCAAAGGTGGACAGTTGTACCAAGAAGCCCGTTCTTTAAATCATCAATATATGAAAGAATTTGAAGAAACTCCTTCAGTACGAAACATTACTGCTTTAAAGAAAAACACAACTGAACGTACAGTTCCATTAGAAACAATAGCTGAAAAAACTATGTTAAGTGGACCACGTTCACACGTAGTTGAAGTATTCAAAACATTAGAAAATGCTGGCCCTGAAGGTCAAGCAATGATTAATGAATTGCGTGGCATTGTTGGTGAACAAATTAAAAATGAAGCATTGCAAAGTGCAAAATTGGATGTAAATGGCAATCCAACTGTATCTGCGGACAAATTAAACAAAATTATTAATAAATTAGACAAATCAGGCAAACTTGAATTGATTTTTGGCAAACAAGGTGCTGAACGTTATCGTACTTTAAATGAAGTAAGTAAAGATATATATACTGTTCCTGAAGGTTCTGTTAATACTTCAAATACGGGTGCAACTGTTAAAGGTTATTTGGCTGATATTGCGGCTTCTTATGCTTTAAGCGGAGTTCCAGCCCCAATAGCGCATATTGGTATTATGGGTAAAAATGAAGTTATCAAGCGCCGAGATTTAAATAGAATTAATGAATTTATCAATTATGGTAAGGAACAAAAATAATGGCATCGGTACTTTTATCCCCAGTTGGCAATGGCCAACAATTTTTTAACAATAATGGCTTGCCTAATGCTGGTGGATTAATTTATACCTACCAAGCTGGTTCAAGCACGTTATTGACTACTTACACAACGGTAAACGGCACTATTGCCAATACCAATCCTATTGTTTTGGATGCCTATGGCCGCACCCCAAGCGAAATTTGGATGCAAACTGGATATAGCTACAAGTTTGTAATTCAAACTTCTGCCGCCGTTACTTTGCAAACTTTAGATAATCTATATCCAATATTGCAAAATGCCCCAGCCAGCGCACCAACTTTGCCAACTGGCGCAATTATTCTTTGGTCAGGCAGTTTAGGTTCTATACCTAGTGGATATGTTCTTTGTGATGGTTCTAATTCAACTCCGGATTTACGTGACCGATTTGTAATAGCGGCTGGTTCTACTTATGCAGTAGGTGCAACTGGTGGTTCTGCTGATGCAATTACAGTAACCCATACTCATACTGCAACATCAAGTGTTACAGATCCACAACATAATCATTATATTGTTGAAGGAGCAGGATATTCTTATAGTTATGCAAACACAGGTGTTCCAAATCAATCATTAAGTAATGGTTTAAATGATGGTGGATCTGCTTCTTATTTAATGAGTGGCCCAAATACAACAACAGGTCAGCCTAAAGCAAATATGGGTTTATCAAGCAATTCTTCTACTGGTGTTACTGTTGCAACAACTAATGCTAATACCGGTACAAGCGGAACCAATGCTAACTTGCCGCCATACTACGCACTTGCATACATCATGAAAACCTAATATGACTACCATTGACAAAAACGAAGCCGCTTTATCTGCCCACGAACAAGTTTGTGCTTTTCGTTACGAATCAATTAATGCTCGTTTAAAAAGACTTGAACAAATATTAATTGCTTCTGCTGGGTTTATGATTACCGTTCTTATTTCTATTGCTCTTAAAATACAGTAATGAATAATGTCAGACCCTTACGGAATAACAGAAGGAGTAAAAACTCTTTCCGGTAGCCTAGATGCAAGCCGCGAAGCGGCTAAAGGCTTATCTAAAAGTATTGAAAATATTCAAAATGATGGATTAGATTTAGCCCAAAAACAAGCTAATGACCGTATTAGGGCTAGGCGTGAAGCAGAGTTTAAAAAAGAACAAGCATTAATAAAAGCATTAAAACAATGGCAACACAATAAACAAATAAGCGATGAAGAAGCTAAATTAAAAATAGACTTTGTTAAGAAGTACGGCGCCAAAGAATGGGAAGCAGTATTAAAAATTAAAATGGATATTGAAAGCTTACGTAAAAAAGACAATGACGAATACCAGCATGAATTGAAAGCTATTAAACGTTTACAGTTTTATTGCTTTGCAGTTGCGGCGGTATTTGCTTGGTATTTTACTTGGGGGTACAAATGGTAGCTTATTTGACATTCTGTTTTGTTTATTGGGGTTCATTGGCTTGTTACGCATAAGGAATAAATTATGGATTGGTTAATGAAATTAGTACCGACTATTGCCACTTGTTTAGGTGGTCCATTAGCTGGCCTAGCCGTTACTGCGGTATCTAAAGCATTAGGTATTGATGAAGATAAAGTTCAAAATGTTATTGATAGCGGCAAATTATCTGCTGACCAAATATCTAGTCTTAAACAAGCTGAAATTGAATTGCAACGCCAGGCACAAGAATTAGGATTAAATTTTGAACAGTTAGCCGTACAAGACCGTGCTTCTGCCCGTGACTTGCAAAAAGAAACCAAATCTTTTATTCCCCCAGTATTGTCTATATTAGTCACCCTTGGATTTTTTGGTATTTTGGGTGGTTTAATGTCAGGCAAAATTATGACTTCTGATGCCCTAATGCTGATGTTAGGTAGCCTTGGTACCGCATGGACAGGCATTATTGCTTTTTACTTTGGTTCTTCAGCAAGCAGTCAAGCTAAAGATAATATGATTCATAACTCAACCCCAATCAAATGACTAATGATCAATTAAAAGCCCTTGGCCTTGCTGAACAATGGCTTGACCCATTAAATGAAACGTTTGATAAATACCAAATCAATACGCCACAACGCCAGGCGTGTTTTTTAGGTCAAACATTGCATGAATCCGGTAACTTTAAATTTACTAAAGAAAACTTAAATTATTCTGCTAAAGCATTAATGGCAACTTGGCCAAGCCGCTTTCCTAATATGGATACTGCATTGCAATATGAACGCCAGCCTGAAAAGATAGCCAGCAAAGTTTATGTTGGCCGTATGGGAAATGAAACACCGGAAGATGCCGCCAAATTTATAGGCCGTGGATTGATACAATGTACCGGTAAAGAAGCGTATCAGCATTGTGGCGAAGCTTTAGGGATTGACTTGATAGCTAACCCCCAACTTTTAGAAGAACCCCGTTACGCCGTGTTATCGGCTGGCTGGTTTTGGAATAAAAAAGGGTTAAATGCCTTGGCTGATGAAGGCACTAAAGATGCTTTTGACATAATGACTAAACGTATTAATGGTGGCTTATTAGGTATTGATGACCGAAAAGCTAAAATGAACGAAGCACTTAAAGCACTAGGAGCATAAAATGCACAACGAAAAAAAAGAAGAAGCTGAATCAAAAACAATGCAAAAAAAAGAAAACAAACAAATGATTCAAATGCGTAGTGGCATTTTTGAATTAAAACGTGAACTTAAAAAGCATGAAAGTGAGCCTATGAACAAGGCTCACCCCATGAAAAAGTAATCACAAGCTTTTGTAATACTTCCATTTATCTTGGTATTGCTGAAGTACGGATGGTGGTACCCAGCCTAATTGCCGCCATCTAATGGTTATATCGGTGTAAGCAATTGGAAAGTATCGGTTCATAACACCCCCTAATATTTATATTTAGGCATACAAGTAACTTCAACTGGAATGTCAGCGGCAAAGCCATTAATTGAACGTTTAGTGGTTATTACATGGGCACGTAGGCCAGCCCCTTCACACTCTGTAACGCCAGCTATAACTTCATTTCTAGTCAATCCAGCAACTTGTTTATCTAATACTAATTGCTGGCTTGGGGCTTGACCATATACGGTTCCCGTAGTGCCTGGAACAACCGAACTAGAACAACCATTAAGTAGTAGCATAAAAACAACAAACCCTACAAACAATGCGCCAGTAATTACTTCACTAGCTATTTTTTTAAATTTTTTGATTTTGCGTTGTTTATCTTCCCAAACCAAAAGCTTGTTATATTCTTCACGATCCCCCCAACCTTTATCCACCATGCGTTGTAGGTTTTCTTGTTTTGCTTGATAAGCCCAAAATGCTTCTGCTTGTTGTTCTTCTTTATTCATGATTAATTCCTTTATTTATCACCGCAACATTGCGGTATTGGTTAATTTACTAAAGATTACTTTAGTTGTAAAGCTATTTGTGGTTATTTTTTAACTGCCAAAATTCCAGCAACTTGGTAAACATTAGCCAATAACGGTTCAAATCTTCTTGTTCATGTTCCACAACCTTAACCCCGGTGAACTGGGTAAGGCCATTGACCATCTTATAGCCAACAAATACATTGGCACAACGGGCTTTGGGCATATGAAAACCTTCGCGGTAAGCGGCTAATTGCATCCCATGCTCTGCATAAATTTCAGCTTTGGAAATATCTTCAGTTTCCTTGGTTTTAATGTCAATACATACGCCATCAAAATCATGCCTTAATTTAGCTATTAAATCGGCCTTACCGCCGTACCCAAGGGGATGGGCAAAGGATAGTTCCGGCAATAGCAAAAGTTCCCCAAAATGCGTTTTAATGGCTTCTTCAACGGGGCGGCATATTTGCATATGTTCCGGTATTAATGCGCCTTCAAAAAACGATTGAACAATGGCATGAATAGTAGTGCCACGGTCAGCGGCCACCTTTCCAGTTTGCTTGGAATCCATCATTACCCGTTCAAGCCAAGATTGTTCCGGTTCCCCAGTTTCCCTAGGAAGGGTTAGCGCACTTAATAAGACGTTTTGTTGTTTCCAAATATCAAGGCCTGGACGTGCCGCAACCGCAATGATTCCTGAAACGCTAGGGCAAAGGTCAAGTGATCTTGCATCCCGTAACGTTGCTTGTCGTTGCTGGCCGTTTTTTCCAATAACTGTATATGCTGGGTTTCCTTGACGATCATACCAATGCCCACTTTCCGATTGACGTTCTTTAATTATCATTTTTTGGTTTTCTTCCACGTTTTGGCGCTTCTTCTTGAACTGGTGTAACTACAACAACTTTGCTGGAATATTCACCGCACCAATCGTTTTGGCTTTTGTTGGCCGTTTGTGGAAAACGTTTACATACGCCATACGTATCATTGGTTTGACCGGCATACCATTTACAGTCAATACATTTCATTTATTCACCTAATGTTTTTAAAATTAAACTTCTATCTTCAGGGTCCTTTACCATACAAGCCGCTTCAGTAATCAAAGCTTTGGTAAATTTAGACAATGCTTCATAACTGAAACCAATAATTTCAGTTTCTTCATCGTGGCCTATATCTTGAACTGTTTTCAAAGTGTAGTAATCACAAACCATAAACTTAATCATTGGCTTCATATTGCCCCCTAAAATGGAATATCGTCATCAATCAATTCTGACGGTGCAGAACTAACCGGTGGCGAATTAGGTTCAAACGTATTACGGTATTCGGCAGATTTTTTGATTACGCCTTGCATACCTTCTGACAACTTACTAAATTTATCTTGATCAAATGGATCAAGGGTAAAAATCATGGGTTCGTTAACGCCAACTGGTTCGCCTAATTTTTTTAATGCGGCTGGTATTTGGCTAATGCCAGCAATGTTGGCGTACTCTTTACCATCGTATGTTGAATGGGTGATAGATACCATGCAACACTTGCCCAGTAAGACTTCTAGGTTAAAACCATCTAGTTCTTCTTGGGTAAATGCCTTGCCACGCCAGGCTTCTAAATCTTTACGCAATGTGGCCTTTTCGTCCAGGGATAACGTATAGCGTTTAGATACAATTAGCGGTTTGCCTTCTGCGGTTTGCAATGGCTGGCCATCGTTATCTTCACCATGTAATTCAAACATAGTGATGATTTTGCGTTGCATTTTTTTCTTGCCCATCCATTCGGTGGTTTGGGTGCCTATATCAATAATGCGATAAAGCTTGGCAAGAAAACTACCAGCTGGTGGCAATTTAAAGTCTGAACTGGTGTTGCTACTCTGTTTTGCAATTATCATTTTTTTGTCCATATTGAAGGAAAGTTATTTAAAGGGTTTCCAAAACAATTCCCAAAATCATTAATCACGTCACGTAACAATGGGTTAACGTGGCTATTTCGTGGTTTGCCACAAGCTTGACGTATGCAATCAACTTGTTGCTGGGTTAAAAACTCATTACTAAATTCCATGTCATCTAATGCTTTTTCAAGCATTTCTTCATGTTCCAACATCAATTGGCTTAATTCATCAACCATGTTTATTTCTCCTTATCTATCACGGCAACATTGCCGTACTGACAAATGTAAAGTAAAATTTAGTTGTTGTAAAGTAATATTTAGTAAAAAAGGAAAAATAAATGACTGATGCACAAATGATTGACCTATTGGGCAAGCCAGCAAAGGTAGCAAAGCTATGTGGCGTAACGGTCCAAGCGGTGTGTCAATGGCGCAACAACAACGCAATACCAGCCGCACC